TCCGGCTTCGTCACGCTTTGCTTTTGTTTTTCTCTTTGGTTTCTTCTTAGCTGCTTCTGCTTCTAAGGCTTTTAGTCGTGTGTGTGTACTCATTTTTGCCAAAATTTCTTTTTCTTTTCTGGTTGTAGGGCAGATATAGGTACAATATCTTGGCATATTACTCTCATCTGTGATTGGGGATGGTATGTAAAGCCACGTTGCATTAACTCTGCACATTTCAACGCACGGACTAGCTCGTAGTCTAGTCTCATTTTTTCTTCCTGACGCTTTGCTATTTCTTTACATTGCCGTAGACCTTCACGATCTAGCGGAACCATAAAGTTAAGCTGAAAGCCCCAGTTCTCATTTAGTTGATAACTAGAAGGATATAAGTTTCTAGTATCTTCATCCTCTGAGTATGGATTACTATGATTGCCCATATAGAAAGGACTAAATGTCATAGTAGACCCATTACATTGTATGTTTGGGCCATAAACCTGACGTGACGATGCACCATTGTTTTGAAATTGCACCGCCTGATTTGTCACGTTACCTGTAGCTGACGCTTGAGGATTTGATGTATTAGTTGTTTCTGTGTAAGCTGGACTTACTGTGAGAATACAGAAAGCGATGTAGTAGTAGAGTTTATTGTATATGTAGTGTTTATATCCCATTGCTCTACTAAGCCAGCTGCTCTGCTGGTTGTTTCTAGTGTCCATGGTTGTGCTGTATCTGTCACTGAAAAAGTCGTGCCAGTGCCAGCTATGTCTGCTGATGGTGTGACATTAGTGCCTGACCAAGTGTTGACTTCTGAACCAAATACTTGCTTCTGGGTGACTTCTGATATATTTTGAGTTGTAGTGGTTGTACTGTTCATTGACCCTGTAGTAAACTGAGGGGTAACAGTATTAGCTCTTGCTGCTGCGGGTGATAACAGAGCTAAGAGTATGATTAGTTTTTTCATACTTTTGGTTGTTTGTCTTTTTCGCCTTTTGTTCTACCTGTAGATAGTCCAAATGTTGCTAGTGCTCCCGTAAAGATTGAAGCAACGAACGTAATGTCTGATGATGCTCCAGTCTTTTTGACCATAGGCAACTCTACGTAGTTTAGTGTAATAATAAAACCAGACCAGATAACTACGCCTAGACGCACCATGGCTCCTAGTATTTGCATCTGCTCGTCATGGTCATCTACATTCTCTTTGATTTTTCTAAGGAGGCTTTTCTTTTCTGGCGGTTTTGTTTCCATTTGTTAATCTTGCCTTGTAAGAACTTTTGTATCTTTTCCTTCAACGCATTGATTATAGGTTGTGTAGCAGTCGCAGCTGCCACAGCCGTTACAGCAGTAACAGACGCGGCAACTAGGACTTCTTGCGAAGGTAAAGGAATACTAGGTAAGGGTGGAAAGTGGATTTGTGGGGGTGGGTTTTCTTCTGTTTGTACCTCTTGTGTTCCTTCAGGTCTTCGTAAATCTTGCGGAGGTACGACCAAAGGTTGGTATGAGGGTACATTAGCTGTTGGTAAAGGTATAGATATTGTTTCTATCTTTTCTACTGGTGGTATTTTTATGGTGGGTATTTCCATTATGCGGCTTCTAAAGCTGCAACTTTGGTTTCCAACACTTCTATTTTTGCAATCGCTTCTTGTAATGCCTTAAAACCTAACATCATTAATTGATGATCTTTAACTGTTTTTTTCATTACTTCTTTACCACTTTCATCAACTGGAAAATCTGCATTAACTAAATCAGAATGAATTGATTCAACCTCTTGAGCAATTACACCATAAGTTAAAGGGGTTCCATCAGCTTCGGAATTGTAATTAAATTTTCTTAATTTCCATTGTTTGAATTTTTCTATAATGCTTTCACAATCGACAATATTTTTTTTCATTGTTTCATCTGATAAGTTAGCATCATTTGATTGGAAATTAGAAATACCACCATTACCGCCAATTTTCGCCATCAATGAATTGTTACTACTTCTGCATTGCAAATAATCAATACTATCTGCATTTGTAACAGTTTTCTTTAAAGTTTGACTTGCATTTGATGTATCACCACTACTTGCGTATATTGCACCGTTATTTCCTATATTTAATCTTTGAGTCAAGGTTGCAGTTGCACCTGCTGTACCGGTTGGTGCGTTACTAAAAGTTAGTTGTGCACCGCCAACACTTAACTGACCAGCAGTTGTAGACGTTCCTCCATATTTGTGGTTAGACCCATCATAAAAAGTGTTTGATCTTAAATCTATAGTTACATTATCTGTTCTACCTGCAAGTCCACTTCCTTTACTGCCTACATCAATTCCTTTATAACTTCCACCAAAACCTGCTATATCAGTTAAACCTATACCCACACCGCCAGACTGATTTATACGAAATCTTTCATTATTGCCATTAGTATTAAATGACATAAAATCATTTGTTTGGTCATACATTATTTGACCTTTATATGCACCAGTATCACTAGATGATGTGCTATCTGTAAATATAATTCTTCCGTCACCATCTGTTGCTGATCTTAATTCTAAAGATGTAGTACCACTTGAAGAAGCAACACTCAGTTGACGATTTGAAAAAGCGGCTCCTGTTGTGGTTCCTATAAGCACCCTTCCAGACGAATCTATACGCATACGTTCTGAGTCATCAACTCTAAATAACATGAGAGTATTTGCTTCTTCATTACCTTGATCTGCGTCAAAAACTAAATCTCCTCCTCCAGCAGTTATAAGTGAATATGGAGTGCTACCATCAGTATCAGATAAAGTAATAGTTGGAACGGATCCAGAGATATTTATGCCAGTTGAAGTTGTCTCACACTTTTTAGATCCTGAGTGGTACATTTCAATGCCCGCACCACTTGTCATAAACATATATAAATTGTTGCTACTATCAGCAAGTCTTAAATTAGTACCTTTAATTTTTAAATTACCTGTAGCATTTTCATGTATAAGCGACTCAGAACCAGTTGAATAAATTTCTAAATTACCAGAAGTTCCGAATATTGCTTTATCATTATCAGCAAAATCAATATCATTTCCGTTACTTTGTAAGTCACCGCCTAGCTGCGGTGATGTGTCATCAACTAGATCTACGTTTGCAAGTTTTGTTCTAGCTATTGCTGCACTAGCATTTATATCTGCGTTTAGCAAGCTGCCATCTTTGACACCACCTGTTGATACTTGTGTTAATGCCATTAATTAACCTCCGTAGACTTTTTTACCATCAACAATTGCTTTATCAATATCTGTAAAACTTTCAGAAGTCCAGATGGAGGTGGTTCCATCTAGTTTCTTATAACCTTTTATTATTTCAAGGTGTTCAACGTTTCTTTTTATTTTGTCATTGTATTCATCAGTAGTTTCATCTGATGTCTTAGCTGTGTTGATAACTGTTACGCTATCGCCAGCAGCAGCAAAAATAGCTGCTACTTCATTGGTTGTTCTTTCTTCCATTTATTTTGCCTCCAAGGCTGTAACTTTTGCGGATAGTTCTTTAACTGCATTAATTAAATACCAAGTTAAATTATCAGAGTTAACTGTTTTAACTCCAGTTGATTGAGTTGTAACACACTCTGGTAATATTTTTTCTAATTCTTGTGCAATTACACCAATCTGTTTTCCTTCTTTTTCAACAACAGCTGCTTTTGGATTATCAAAATCAACTATCTCTTCTTCAGTTCTATATTCAAAATTACGAACTTGTATTTGATTAAGAATATCTAGACCAGTATTATTATCAACTATATTCTTTTTAATTCTTTCATCAGATGTTGTATTCCAAGCAGTAGTATTACCTGAGTTATATACTCCGTTGTTTCCTCTAATCGTAGCAGTACCACTACCATTACCTGTGTGGTTATGTCCAATAACTATTTCTCGGTTATTAGTATTACCAGCAAGTTCTGAGTCATCTCCAATAATAATATTTCTTCCTTCACCTGTTGTAATACTATCTCCAGCTTGATAACCTATCAAAACATTACGTTCACTTGTTGTAATGTTTTTACCAGCACTACGGCCAACAATAACATTAGCAGAGCCAGTTGTTATATTTTGACCAGCGTCAGTACCTATGCAAACTTGATTATCTGCGGTAGTCGCGCTGTGTGCTGCATTATGACCAACTGCTGTATTTGCACTTGTATTAACTGCTCCTAAAGCACCAGACCCAATAGCTACGTTAAAACCAGCAGTAGTATTTGCATCTAAAGCTTGAAGTCCGATTGCTGTATTATAATTTCCAGTTGTA